GGTAATGGGATATTTATTAGAAATGTACGTACTAGCGACAAGCCTAGTCAGTGTGGCTAGTATTATCTGTAACTATACTGACACTCCAAAAGATGATGCGTGGGTAGCTAAAGCATATTCTGTTCTAGAGCAATTTGCGTTCTTAAAAAACAAAGCCAAAAACTAAATGCGTTTGATTCTAAAATGTTTCTTATTGTTTGTCGTTACTTGTTTTTGTACAGCACAAGAAACAGAGCCAATGGGCGATACCGATTCAACAAACAATCAAGATGGCTCTTTAAACACAAACACTGTCGGCTCAACTGTTAGCAGTAATAATAACAGCAAAGACGAATCAGTGAGCAACACCTATAACGGTGCAGGGTCTAGCTCATCAATGCCAGTAGGCTCTGCTATTGCCCCTTCCTATATGTCTAATGGCATGGAAACGTGCCTACAAGGGTCAGGGCGAAGCATTCAAACAGGGCTGATTGGTTATACGGACGGCTCTTATAAGGCAGATGTTGATTGTAACCGCAGGCGTGATGCCAAGCTGTTAAGTGACCTTGGAATGAAAGTAGCCGCTATTAGTCGTCTTTGTCAAGATTCAGTTGAAACATTTAGAGCCATGATGATGTCGGCTACACCCTGTCCAGTGATTGTGAGTGGAAAACTAGTTGTAGGTAAACGTGCTTTTTTGTTGATGAAAACGCAACCTAATTTATACATCCCTGATTATGGTAAAGTAGCGGTAAGGCGTACTGCAACATGGTCTAAAAAAACACCAACGCCAAAGTACAGCGATACACAAAAATGGTACAACTCAATTTTAGGGATAGGGTCAGATGATGATGAAAATGAAGAAAGCAGTTCTGATGAGCTTGTGTCTGTTATGTTTAGGCGTTCAATCAAGTGAGCTTGATGATCTTATAGCAAGCTCTAGTGCCATTGTCAACCAGATTAACAAAGGTATTATGTTTGTCGGTGGCGCACACCACGCATCGCAAACAGGTATGGGTATCTCTAGTGGTCAACTGTCAGGTAACTACTACATTTCTGACGAACAAGTAGCTAATTACAACGCGGCACTTACAGGCATGGTCAATTATATGCCTTATGGTTCAGCAGAAGATTATTTAAATGAGCAAGCGCAAAGTGAAATCGACGCAATGGAGGCGGCTATAGAGGATTTTACGACTGTCGTTGTTGACATGCTTGAGGTACAGGAAGTAGCAGAAAAAGCAGAAACTGCTGAAACCCCTGATGACCAAGCGGAAGTCCAAGACTACATAGCGCAGAATGATATGTCTGTCAGTCAAGATGATGCTGATACCTACAATCAGAGCCTTGACGATATTGAAAATCATGCCAATGCCGCAGGAGCTTTCTTAGCAGTAGCGGGAAACCCAGAAGCTGTCGCATTTTTGAATCAAGGAGCAGTGGACAATAACACCCGCGTTGAGGCTAACGCTTTAACTTATAGCTCTGCAAATCAAGCTGTTGAGTTGGCGTGGGCTTCAAGCGATACAATAAGCAGTATTTATTTAAACGGTCAGGGTAATTATGGTTTAGATATCTACGCTTCAGAAGCAACTATTTTAAACACAGGCTATGAAAGTCAGTTCTATAATACTGGCCCGACCGCATTAGGTTACAATTGTTTTATGTATCAAGTTGACTGTGATGAAGGTGAGGGAACATGAGTCTTGCTGAAACTGAATTAAAGATTGGCGGTCAATCGTTTAAGGGCGTTTATATTGCCATCTTGTTTAGTCTAGCAACCACTCTTGGCGGTGGAGTTTGGACAGCTAGTAGCCTTTATAGTCGATTAGAATCTGTCGAGTCGCGTTATATTCCAGACATTACGTCAATGGAAGAACAGATTGTAACTGACAAGCAAGAGCTTTTAAGCGAGATTGAGCTAATCAATCAACAGCTATCTGATAATGACGTAAGCCAGTTACAAGCTAAATTAGCCGCATTAGGAGTCAATTTAGCAACCATCATAGCCCAACAAGAAAAGCTTCTTTTAATTGATGACAATGTTGATGACCTTGAAAAAGATATTGAGGGTATGAAAGCAACCGTTGCAAAAGCTGAAATAGTGACTGAAAAAGTTACTGGGTTTGAAGCTAAGATTATAACTATTAAAAGAGAAGTAGAGGACTTGTGGTCTGCAATGGACTACCTAAGTAACCCACTTAAGTAAAATTACAAGGAAAGTATAATGATTGAAGAAACTAAAGAAATGCTAGATGTAGCCGCGGCTTCAACTGCGGTATTAGCTTTAACCGCGTGGCTTCCTCCAACTGCTTCTTTGTTTACTATTGTTTGGTTAGGTTTACGAATTTATGAATCTGACACAGTGCAAAAACTTATTTTTGGAAAAACCTTGACTTCTAACAAAAAATAGTGTATAATAATATGAGTATTTTAACTTCGTTGATAAGTCCTGTAACTAGTCTTTTAGATAAAGTTATTGAAGATAAAGATACTAAGAATAACATAGCTTTTGAATTAGCTACTATGGCAGAGCGTCATGCCCAAGAGTTAGCCAAAGGTCAGTTAGAAGTTAATAAAGTTGAAGCAGCACATAAGAGTTTATTTGTGTCAGGTTGGCGACCTGCTATTGGTTGGATATCTGGATTAGCTTTACTCTACTCTACAATCTTAGCACCCATCTTAGGCATCTGGTTTATTGTCCCTCCTGTAGATAGTTCATTGCTCACTAGCGTACTAATGGGTATGTTAGGTCTTGGAGCCATGCGATCTTATGAGAAGAAAAATAACGTAGCGAGAAATAACTAATGGTTGACAGGCGCGGTGACATCTTTAATGAAGAGAATAATTTTTTAGCTGATCCTTTTGCTAGTACTTTTGATGTGCCTGAGTATAACGGTAGACCACAAGCTCCTTCTTTAGCAGGAATAACAACATACGACACACCCGAAGAGTCAATATCTGCTTATGCTAAATGGCTTTCAGGTCAACAAGGTCAAAGTAGAGCATTAGCTGCTGCTGCTATAGAGTCAGGAGATTATAGTGGTCTTGAAGATGTTGATATAAACTCAATTAGTCAAGACCCTATACGGTCTTTAAACACTTATTCCAATCAAGAAGTAGACACAAACTTACTTGAGTATATTAAAGAAAATAACATACCTCCTTATAGAGAGGTTGATGGTCAAAAATACTTTTTTAATACAGGAACTGAAACATCTTATCCTGATCTTGCAGGAGATGCTCATCAACCAGATGGTAAATATGTATCAGCAGGCCCGATAGGTACTTACTCTACTATTTGGGTTGAAGACCCTAGCACATTAGTTCAAGTTCTTGATGCAGAACCCCTCCAAATCTTATCTGCTTTCTTTCCTCCATTAGCTGCCAGTATTGCGGCTATAAAAGGTATTGCAGGTGAGACATTACATCTTTCTGATTGGATGGCTATGGCTACTTATGGCCTAGATGAAATGATGAAGGGCATAAAAGCGGCAGATTCATTACCGGTTGGGGGTTTTGGCGATCCGGCTACTTCTGTAGGAATTGGATCAGCTTCAACAGGAAATGCATATAAACTTAACTTTGGAAATACAGTTGTAGAAGTTAGTCAAAATGACCTTCTTGATTTAATGGTGTCTGCTGTGACAGGTGATGTAGGGACAGCAACTGAAATTTTAGGGGAAACCTTTGGAGGAAACTGGGGTGAGTTATTAGACCAAGTCGGTAGTGTATATGATACAATGTCTACAACACAAGCAGTATTAAATGACATTAGTCAGGCTGAAGTAGATGCCCAAGCTGCTTTAGATGCTGCTGCCGCACAAGCTCAAGCACAGATAGACGCTACAACACAATCAGCTATAGACGCTAATGCTACTACTATTACTGACCCAGTTACAGGAGAAGATGTTAATCCAACAGGTGAAACTCCTGATGCAATTCCTCCAGAAAGTGATGTCATTGAGGTTCCACCATATGATGTAGAACCTTTTGTAGTTGATCCTATTAATGTTGAAGGTGGTGCAGGTGGCGCAACTGAACCCACTTTAGCGGAAATCCAAGCAGAGGTTGCTGCTGCTAAGGCTGCTAAAGAAGCCGCTGATGCTCAGGCTGCTGCGGATGCAGAAGCAAAAGCAAAAGCAATAGCTGACGGTACTTATGAAGGAGTTGTTTTAACAGAAGATGGCGGTGTTGGGAGAGAAATGACATGGGATGATAGAGAAATCTATGAAGATACTACCACTGTTTTAAGCTCTAGTGACGGTTCTGTTTGGGGACAAGAAGGTACTTTTACAGTTGTTGTAGATGGTATTGTTTATGATGTTGATTGGGACAATGGGACTTGGAGAGGACAAGGAAGAGTTAAACCTCCTGAAGAAGAAACCCCTAATCCTTATGATGATAGCATCACTGATCCTGATCCTTTTCCCAATCCTTTTGATACACGTGTGCCTACGCCTACTCCAACGCCTACTCCTACTCCAACGCCTACTCCTACACCTACTCCTACACCTACACCAACACCTACACCTACACCTACACCAACACCTACATCTACTGATACAGATACTGATACTGATACAGATACAGATACTGATACTACTACTACTACTACTGATACTACTACTACTGATACTGATACAGATACTACTACTACTGATACTAGTACTGATACTGATACTGATACTACTACTACTGATACTAGTACTACTACTACTGATACTAGTACAGATACTAGTACTAATACAGATACTAATACAGATACTAGTACAGATACTAGTACAGATACTAGTACAGATACTAGTACTGATACTGGTACTGATACTGGTACTGATACTGGTACTGATACTGGTACTGATACTGGTACTGGTACTGATACTGGCACTGATACTGGCACAGGTACTGGTACTGGCACAGGTACTGGTACAGGTACTGGCACAGGTACTGGTACTGGCACAGGTATGGGCATGGGACAATCAGCCACAAGAACAACTGACTCTTTATTTGGCGACCTGTTAGGCATAAACACTCAAATAGGTAGCACTCAAAAGATGTTAAACTTTAACCCTATGATGCCACAACAAACAAATGTTGTACAGCCTATTGATCTTTCATCTCTCTTTAAACAACAAACAAATAATAGAAGACAAGGCATGTTAACAAGCGCTCAACCAAAAACAAGAAGGTTCCCCTACTAATGACATACTTACAGCTTGTAAATAGCGTACTGCGGAGGCTTAGGGAAGACGAAGTTTCTAGCGTTTCTCAAAACAGCTACTCTCGCTTAATTGGCGAGTTTGTTAATGATGCTAAACGATCAGTAGAAGATTCTTATGATTGGACAGGCTTACGTAATACATTAACTGTGTCAACAACTGACGCAGCTTTTAATTACACGCTAACAGGTTCTCAAAACAGAATGAAAGTTTTAGATGTCCTTAACGATACGTCTAACTTTTTTATGCACTACAAGACTTCTCATTGGATGAATAATGCTTTCTTAATTGATGATGCCCCTACAGGCACACCTCAGTTTTATAGCTTTAACGG